CTTAATAGCTTCATGAAATTGTTGAGATTCATTTCTTGTCTTTGTTTGTTTTTTAAAACTAGAATAAGATTCATTTAATGATCCTTCTTTCCATAGATCTTTATAAATAAATCCACCTTTAGTTGATCTATTTGGAATTTTAGGAGCATTTTTCCAACCTGTAATATCTTTAGATTCTTTTTTAATTTTCTTTTGATAAGGTCCAGCGTATTTCTTTTTTGGAACATCTAATCCAGGTAAATATGCTTGACTTGCTGATGTAGTAGATCCACCCAAATCTTCTTCTAACTCTTCCTCTCTAAGTTTTTGAGTAGCAAATTGAACTGAAAATGTTTTTTCTGGGGATTTTTTTTTCATTTAGTTAATTGATTTTAGTTCATCAATTAAATCGTAGTACTGTAAAATTCCTGCGATAGTTTCATCTTTTACTCCGATATTTTCTTTTATTGGAGTAATTAATTTAATTACTTCTGTAAGTTTTATTTTTACTACCGGACTTTCTACTTTATTTGAGAGAGATACCAATTCTTTTTTTATTGAGGTTAATCTTTTATTTAAAGATTCTTTTAAAGTTTGAGTATCTGAAATGCTCTCTATATATTCTTTTAAAACTGCTTTTTGTTTTGTTGAAAGAGTTCCATATTTTTGATTAAATTTTTCTACCAATATTTTATAGGTCATTAATCTAATTTCTTTGTCTTCTTTCATTAATTCATCCACTAAAGAAGAAGGAACTTTTTTATCTTTTATGTTATCTTTGCTAATCCTTTCTAAAAGATTAATTTTATTAGCAATAATTTGTTTTGTATCAGATTGTTCACTATGATTAGATTCAAATATTGTATAGGCAGATGCATAAAATTTATAATGATCTACTTTTGCTTTAAAGAAATCATTTAAATCATAATGTTTTTTAATTTCTTTAATTAAATTGTATTTTAATCTATTTAAAGACTGATAATCAATTTTTTTATGTTGATCTATTACAGTGGATATTAACACTTCTGCTTTAGATTCATTCAATTTTTTACTAGTTGCTAGAGTATTATACAAATTATATTCTTTACCAAGATCTGTATTGGTAAAGTATTTTTTGAGTATTTTAACTGCTTTAGAATCTTTATTTTCTAAAAGATCAGCTGTTGTCTGTCTAACTAGTAATTCAAAAAGAATTCCAGTATTACGGTATTTGCTATGTTTTACGGGCATAATGTGTGTAAATCGGCTACCAATAAATATGCTATTATTTTTATCAGTCTTCTAGTATATTATCTTCATCTAATGTACTAGATTCAAATAAAGTTGTCTTTCTACTTGGAAACATTTTTTGTAAAGAACTTCTATGTTGTAAATATAAATTCATAGTATCCCTACTTTCTAAATTTAAAGGACCACCCTTAAATTTTGGTTTAAAACTATCTTCTCCAGTCTCTGCATTAGCTTTTAAATCATAAGATCCAAGTCTATCTCTTCCAAATGGAGAATCATCTGTTTTATAAGTAGATTTATATTTTTGAGGTCTTCCAGATATTTTAGTAGGTCTATTTGGATCATTTTCATCGTATCCTGATGGAACATCTAAATTACCATCTCCTTTACCGCCATATAAACTTGCTAATTGATGTGGAGTTCCAAATGCTTGACCGGTTTCTGCTGGATCATTTCCCTCTTCTTGAATTTGATTATATCTAAATACTCTTTTTTGATCTTCAATAATCATATCTTCCATTTCTGCAAATTCATCTTCTGACACTTTTAGGATATTTTTCCACATGTAATCCCTTGGTAAACTCTTAGCTTCCATAGCTTGATTCATTAAATCAACTTTTTCCTTCAACATCGCAACCCTTTCTTGATCATATATGATAGAAGGTCCAGTTAAACTTAACTGAAAATTAGCTACTGATTCATCTGTATAACCATTTGCATATAAATGAACTAATGCGATTTTTTTAAGTTCTGATACAATTATTCTTTGAATTCTTTCTATTGTTCTTGCAAAACGAATATCTTCTGCTGCTAAAGTGGCTTTACCAGTTAGATCTTTTTCATATCCCATGAAAGCTTTAGGTATTTTAAGAGCAGCAAACACTTTTTCTCTAAAGTATTGTACGTCTTCAATACCATTATAAGTTAATCCAGGTATTGTTTCTATTTTAGTAGAATCTTCATTTCCTCTTCTTGGAACAAAATAATCTTCTAACATGTTTTGTACATTGTACTTCATGTTATAATCGCCAGTATTAGGATCAACAAGAGGAGTTTTTTTCATCTTGTTCATCATTCTTTGCATATAGTTTTCAACCTCAGCAGGTGGGATAGCTCCCACATTAACATAATATGCTCTTTTATCAGGTGCTCTTACAATCCTATGAATAAGCATTGCGTCTTCTATAAGAGTATATTGCTTAAATAATTTTCTTGCGTTTTCTAAATAAGATTTTCCATATGGTAAATAATTCACATCTCCAGTAAATCTAAAGTGAGCCATTTCATAATTATCGAACCAAACTCCAACGTCTTGATTATTATATGCTGATGAATAACCCGTAGTAGATCCTAGTGCAGCATTAGGATCAAATTTAAATCTTACTTCATTTGGATTATGTGGATTAAAACCTTCTTGTCTAACAATATTATAAGCAGAAAAAGGAATTACATTATAAATTCCAAATTTTTCAGATATTTCTAATTTTAAATAAAAATCTCCATATTTACAAAAATTTCTTACCCACCCCCAAAGATTAAATTCTATATTAAGTATAGAATAAAATAATTGTTCTAGTATATTTTGAATATTTTCATCAGCAGATCTAATCTGTAATAAAATTCCATTTTCATCTTTTAACGTACACTCATCAGCTATAATATCTAATGCTGAAGATATGATTGCATCTGTATCCATTGAATCATAATCAGCGTATATTTGTACACGGGCTGATTGATAATTTTGTGCTAAATTTAAATTGACTCCGTAAGCAGTAGAAGTTGTATAAACTTTATGAAAACGATCAATTAAAGAATTGGTTTGTATAACACCATTTGCTTGAATGTTATCAGGATCCATTACAGTAATCCCAGTTCCTCCTTTAGTACCAGTATTTCTAATAATTACATCAGTAGAAAAAAGTCTTCTAAGTGATGCAAATAAATTGTCTTTTTTTATTTCAGGTTGTGCCATAATTATTTAGTTATATAAGCCAAGTTAAATCTTGTTGATAATCTCCTCCTGGTGCTGATATTTTCATACTCCAAGGATTTTGAGCATTATAATTATTTGCTGCATAAAATCCTAAATCAGCAGAACTTTTACCAACATTAGTTATTGCAGCAATAGTTAAACTATCAGCTGTTTTTTTGTATCGTACTGATGTCTCTCTTAAAAACATTGCAATCGCAAATGCCATTACTAGATCATCATTATATCCTTGCATGGCTTGTTGCTTACCATTTTTCCAAATAAACACTCTTAATTCATCTAATAATCTTATTGATCTAATTGTTACATGTTTATTTTCTATATAGTCTCTCATTTTTTCAATAACGTTTAATCTAATTTTAGTCGCCATTGTAAATCCTGGTACTAATGTATGATTTCCATTATGGACTGAGAGATATGTTTGAAAATCAGCGCTATTGTCAGCTCTGTGACTGTAGTGCATGTTAGTATATCCACTTTCTAATACAGATTGAATTACATCCCATCCTATATTAGCGTTTTCTATCACTAATAATGCACGATTATATTTTGTGGCTATAGATATTAATTCATTTGCAAAATATCTAGTATCTATTTGAGCTTTGTATTCTGCTACTTGCGTTAAAGTATCTACATCAATTACATGATACGCAGAATAATCCATCCCGTCTCCTCTGGCGACGTCTGCTACAACCATATAGTATTTCATAGGATCAGGAACTTCCCACACCCAGAGAGCTCTATCTAACACCCCAATATCAATTGGTTCTTTAATCATGTTCTCTGAATACCAATTTAAAATTTCTGGTTCAATTACTGTATTACCTGATGTTGCGAAGTCGCAATTATGGGAAACTATATCATTTGAATAAAAAATGCTTTCATTATTCACATTTACTAGATCATACAAAAATATTTCCCCGCTTTCTAAAGTTTTGCTTAAAACAACTACTTTGCTATTATTTTTGCCATCTAAAAAAGATCCAATCTCTAAATCATACACAAAAACTTCAATTCCATCTCTAATAAACTTATGATTAGTAGAACACTTAATACTTTTTCCGTTAGAAAATACAATATTATAGTACGCGTCTTTTTTTAATGCCCTTATAGCAGAGAAAGATTGAAATCCTGATGGCGTTAGTACTTTGTATTTACTATTTTTTACGAGTTCTATCATATCTTTATTCTATAAAATTTTTAGAATGTATGTCTGAATATAGATCATGTAAAGATATAATTTTTATCTCTTTAGTCAATTCATCTAAAACACATATTTCAGAATCTCCAGCGATGCAATCACACTCTTGTGCTGCGTTTCTTACGCCTAAATCGATATCTTGTTGCTTTCTCCACTCAATGTCTCTTTCAGGATGTACTGTCCAAGGTAAAGATATAGGTAAAAATGCGTTTTCTTGTTTTTGTGCTTTTGAGTATGTTGCATGAAACCAGTTACCAACACCATTTGGAGTCGATAAAGCTATACACCCTCCTCCAGTAGCCAAAGTCATCTTAGCAGCTGTGTAAATTGTTTCGATATTATCAATGAATGCAGCCTCATCTATTACTAGTAATGATACAGCTTCAGAACGACCAGCGTCACCCGCTGCAGATACTGCTTTAATTTGAGAACCATTGCTTAAACTAAGACTTAATTGATTATTTGAAGTTGATTTGGCTATTTTTTTCATCCAATCAGGTAAATTATTGTAAGCAAATCTTACTTTAGTTACCATGTTTTTTGCAGTTTCCTGCTTAGTCGCAATTACAAGAACGTTTTTATCCCTTTGAAACATCATTAACCATAAAGAATAAGCAGAAACTAGTGTAGATATTCCTAATTGTCTTGACTTATTAATAATCGAATCAGAATGTTTTTGAAATAATTTCAGTACTTGTTCTTGAAAAGGATAGAGATCGAACATTTGTCGACCTCTTTGAGGATGTTGAATCATATAAAATTTCTTCATGAAATACACTGGGTCTGTAGCGCATTTCAAGTATTCATCTTTTATACGTTCTTTTATATCTATATTATCATTCTTAATTTGCATATTTAAAATATAGTCCTCCTGTTTTATTAATTTTTTTAGCGCATACTTTTATTATATTAGAATAATAAATAATTTTTATATAATCATCTAAAAGTTGTTCATTAATGTTATTAGACATTAATTTTAAATACTCTTCTTTAATTCTATCTTGTATGTTTATTCCTTCAGCAGCCATATTATTTATGAGTAGCAATCAATACTGCTCCTGCAGCAATTCCTAAAACTATTGTTTTAATTTTTTGATTTCTAATTGATCTATTTGCTTTTTTAAGACTTATTTGTAGACCTCCAACTTCTTGTTTGTATGTATCTATTTGTTTTAGATGCAAATCAATAATAGCTTGATCATCTGATTCTTTTTTATTAAGAACACTAATGACTTCTTCTTTATTTGTAATAATATCTGTTTGCACAGCTACTAAACTATCTGTTTTAAATAATATGCTTTTAGTTTTATCATATTCTAATAAATCCACTATTGCTGCTTTGGATACTGGTAAGGGCAATCTTGTTGTGTCTTTTGTAAAAACATTATAAAGTTGTCCGTATCTGTTTAAGAAGAAACTATCGGCTTCCATTGGAGTATATATCTTAATAATTTTAATTCTTGAACTATCATGTTTTAAATTAAAAATTGCTCTTTTAAGATCAGTAGATTCACCTTGAAGTTGATCATTCCAGTCTTCTAAAAGAAATATTCTATTTTGTAAAGAATCATTTTTAAGGCTAAAAAAAGTAATTTTATCTTGTAAAGAATCAATTTTTACTATATATGGTTTAGTATCAAATTTCTTTTCTGGCTTAAAATAATAAACCAAAAACGCAACTATAATGACTGATAAGACAGATACAATGATTGTTTGTTTCATAAAAACTATTTATTATAAATATGTAATTAATTTGATTCGTCTATAGAAGATCTTTTAGTCTTATAAAAAGATACAGACTTTTCCCAAGATAATTGAGAATGTTTTAATCCATAAATGTAATATTCTTTTTTACCATCAGCGTAAATCCATGCAGGACCATCTATTGAATGTGGCTTAGCAGTTTCTCCAGGAATTTCTACTAAATGTATAGTATTACCATCTGTAGTTGTGATGATTCTATATTGCGGTATATTTGACATTATAACTTGTTTAAACAAATATAACCCGGTCTTACGACCGGGTATAATTTATCTTTTATGTATTAAAGAATTCTGAAAGCTAATTTTTTAACTCCTGGATTATATGCTGATAATGCTGAATCAAATTCAAATTGAGAACTAGAAAAACTCTTTAAGTTAAAATTAGCTGTATTTTG